GTAGGGATCGGCTCCAAGATAAACTGCATAGCTGTTCTTTACTCGTGCTGACCGTGCATAAGGACAAGGAGAAAATCCCCCTAATGCAGGATGTGGAACTTCTAAGAAGTTTGTAATCCACAGTTCTATATCTTGTTTGACTTGTTCTAGTTCCATTAGAAGAAAGGTAATCCAGATTTTTTAGTAGTGTCTAAATTATCTTTAATCAAATTATTGATAATTTTTCTTTCGTTTGGGGCCAACGACATGGCATCCTCGTAGGACAGGCCGCCGCGCATGTACCAGGCAAACTTTATGGACTCTTCACGTATTTGATCACACTCTTTTTCCATCCGGTCAACAAGCTTGATGACGCGGTCAGAGTCCAGGCTCAAGAGTTGGAATCGAAAAAATTTGACATATCCAATGTAAAGTTTTGATCATACTCATTACCACAATTGGTACATTTAATTTTAATTGGTTTTAGTTCAGCTTCTTGTTTGAGTTGAATTGCACGGTCACGTATTGCACCAAACGCAGATTTTTCACAGTTGTTCAAAAACTCAACAATAAATTCTTGTTCGTTGACCTGAGCACCTGGTGTTTTAATTACGCCAATGCTCTGAGCAATGCTTCTAATTGTAAGACTGGTAATTTTTAAAAATGCTTCGCCCAACTGCTTCAGTTTTTCTTCTTCGGGTATTTCTGCATTCTGAAACATTGCTACTAGTTTTTGATCTTCAAATTGAATCTGACTATTTGAATTTAATTCCTGATAGGTCATTGGTTTAAAATACACTTCTAAGTCTCCAACTTTGACAGGCACATCATAGTCAGGAGAATTAATATTTTCAAGTACTACTCGAAGATCAATTTGATATTCATCTTCATTTCCACAACTGGGGCATTTGGTACCTATGTCCATGCCGTGACCGTAAGTGGCAATACGTATTGCCACCAGTAGCGTATCAACGTCTAGACTAGGGACCTGCCATGCATCTTTAATGTTTGGACAACAACTTTCAAAAATCTTAACCATGGCAGACCCGTTGAACAAAGCATCGGGTGTTCTGGTAGTAATTTCATCAACTGCGGTCATTGGGTAAATGGGAATTTCCTGATTGGGCGGAATAGTAATTGCTTCACTATTCCAGAATTTACCTTTTGATGGCAATCTAATATAGATTGACGGTTGTCTAAAGTACTGCTTTAGTGGGTTAGCTGTTTGTGTCATGTTTGGGTACCATAAATATATCAGTACTTATACACCTACATTATGGACGAACAAGAATTACAAGCCCTCTTTGACAAACTTAGATCTGGTGCCCAGCTCACTGACGATGAGCTGAAAAAACTGAACACAGCGTTAAACGGATCAACCAAGAATCTAGATCAATTTAAATCGGCTATTAAGGATGGTTCAAAAGAAGTAACTAAATCACTGGGCCGCTTTGCTCTTGATATAGGAGATGGATCAAAAGGATTTACACAGTTAAATCCCTTAATTGATTCAGTTAGTAATGCACTGGGAGGTATGGCCAAAGCCATACCGTTTGCTGGCGAAGCAATGAGCGCGGCTGTAAAAGCCACCGCTGAAGGTACAAAATTTGTCATTGAGCAGTTACAGAAAACTACTCAAACATTCCAAGATTTAAGTGATGTAGGTGCAGTAACTGCCAAAGGCATGTCTGGCGTTCAGGAGCAGTTCCTACGTTCTGGCATGAGCCTAAACGGCTTCCAAAAATCGATCAAAGAAAATTCAGCTTCGTTGGCCAGATTCCGTGGACTAACAGCCGATGGTGCTGAAGAATTTAGCAAGATTGTTGGTGGTATTGTTGACAGCAAAGCCGGCGATGAACTACGTAGAATTGGTTTTAGTGCAGATGCAATAGGTGAAGCATCAGGTGCTTATGTTGCACAGCAAACACGACTTGGCCTAGCACAGAACAAAACACAAAAGCAACTATCACAAGGTGCTGTAGAATACGCCAAAGAACTAGATCAGTTGACCAAGTTAACTGGCATGAGTAGAAAAGAAATTCAGGCTCAACAGGATGCGGCACTCAGCGAAGGTAGATTCCGTGCTCAGTATGACGAAATGGTGGCCAATGGTCAAGAAGGCGCTGCCAAAGAACTTTTAGACTTCCAAACTCAGATCAGCAAAGTTGCTCCTGAACTGGGACAGGCAATTCGAGATCAAGCGTCGGGTTTTACCAGTAGCGAAGCCGCTATTAAAGGATTTAACAGCACAGCTGGTGCATTACCCGACATCATTGAACGCTTAAAAGCTAGTGAGATCACCAGAGATCAGGCCATACAAGAGCTACAGAATTCTACAAAAGATAACATTCAGACTCAGCGAGATTTTGCAAAAGCAGTTGGTGACGGCACAGGTACTTTCTTAAAGTATTCAGAACTCAGTGACCTGAACAATGCCACAATGCAGGACGGTGTATTAAAAGCTAAAAAGGCTCAGGATGCACAGGTTGCTGGACAAGATGAGTTAACTAACAAAACAGTTGAAGCCCAGAAAAACATGGAGCAACTGAGTCGACAGATTCAAAATCTAGGCTTCACATTAATGCCAGCAGCGGCCACTGCTATTTCTGAATTTACTACCTCATTAAATGAATTCTTAAAATTTGTTTCTAAAACCACAGGAATAGAAATTCCAGGAATTGCTGGTGGTAAAGGTGGTACAGGACCAGGGCAAAAAACTGCCGCTGAACAAACCAAACAAGACGAAGAAAATTGGAAAAAAGCCACACTTGGTGAAAAAGCTTCGATTGCTACTGCTAAAACTGTTGAAACAGTTGGCACCGCATTGGGCAAGGCCTTTGAGTGGATGGGTGCCAAAGAAACTGGCAAAGCAATACAAGACACGGCTGCTAAAGCCAAAGAAGAACGTGTTGCATCTGATACTGCTTACTTAGAAAAAACTGGGCGTGGTGATGCTGGCACAAAGAAATACACAGGTGGTGGGCAGGCAGCAGTAGCCGGACCGTCGGGTGGTGCTGGAGGTGCTGGACAAGCTGGCGGTGCCGTTGGTTCAGAACCAGTAGGACCAGGAGCACAAGGCAAACCCGGAGGTGGTGGCGCTGATACTAGATCAACAGGCGGCAAAGCCACCACAGACAAACCTATTAAAGCAGTGACAGGTGCCGGTCCAGGATTCACAGAAGTACAGACCACAGACGATGAAAAACAACGTAGAGAAGGTGTACGTAACTGGCGCAACAACAATCCAGGCAATCTTGAAATGGGTGCATTTGCACGGTCGTTTGGTGCAGTTGGGTCGGACGGGCGATTTGCAGTATTTCCAACACTAGCTGATGGAACCAAAGCCAAAGAAGAGTTGTTGTTTGGATCAAAGTCAAAATATGCTAATTTAAGCATCACCGATGCTCTTAACAGATATGCACCTCCCAATGAAAACAACACCGCGGCCTATATTAAGTCTGTAGCTAGTGCAGTAGGTGTTGATCCTAGTACTATATTAAACAAACTTGATTCTGGACAGCGCCAACAGATGCTAGCAGCCATCAGCAGAGTTGAAGGATTTAAAACAGGAAAAATTGTATCTGCGGCAGATGGTGGTGTATTTTCAGGACCAACAAAAGGATATCCTGCAACATTGCACGGCACAGAAGCAGTTATTCCAATGTCAGATGGTAAAAGCATACCAGTTAAATTTGACAAGCCGGATAGACAGCAGTTAGTTGATGCATACAAGGATATGTTTAAAACGCTAAACCCATCAAAAACAGACAGTATTAACATATCTGACATAGTTGATGAAATGTCCAAGTCCATGGCACCGGTTAAATTTGAACCTCCGAGCATACAACAATTAATTGAAACATACGGAGATGCATTTAGAACATTAATCCCCGGAATGACTGTGAACAAGCAAGGAGACGGCCTTGCTATTGAATTAGGAAGTGTTGCTGATAAGCTCAGTATGGCAGTAGACGAAATGTTTGCTGCCATGCCAGAGATGAAAAAACAGTTTAACTATGGCAAAATGGAACCTGGGGATTTCATGCGGGCCATGTTGGCAACACCGGAAGGAAAAGTATTTTCAGCACAAAACGATATTGGTGTGCAAGGACTAAACGGTCCACAAACCGAAGAATCAAAAGCACTGAGAGGCCAGTACGATCTAATTAGAGAAATGATTCGACAACAAGATAGTGCCGCAATCAAGGCTGGAAAAATGGCCGGCGGCAGTATCGAAGATCCATTGTCTAGAATGGAAGTGTTGGCCGAAGATTATGTCAAGCGACAACAAATTAGAACAGGTTGGGGAACTGGAGATTGGCAAACAGGCGAAGTCGGCAAACAAAACTTGTTTGACGAAAACTCAAAAGTCATCACAGAACTGGTCAAAGGCCTGCAGGAAAATACTCAGACCGCTACTGAAGATAAAGTCACTGGCATACTAGAAAAGTTTACAAATTCTTTTAAAGAAATGTTTACTCAACAGTCCACACAAGGCAACGCAGTAACACCTGAGTTGATTGGTGCCATTCAAGAAATGGTACAAGCCCAGAGAGACAATGTTAGTATCAGCAGTAAAATACTTCAAGTAAGTCAAAACTAACGGTAAATATAGCACTATGTCGTGGAAAAAATATTTTAAAGTTGCCAACTCAAATGGTGAACTGAGTCCTTTATCAGGAAAAGGTTCTGACGGTCTACCCGGTTACGGTCGTAACGATGGTAGAGATCCTATGAAAGGACATGCTGACATTGTTTACAGAAACTATGCCAGCAGATTGCCCGAAGTCTACACTGGCCATCCAAATCGTGTTGAGCGTTATAACCAATACGAAAATATGGACAGTGACAGTGAGATCAATGCGTGTCTTGATATTCTGGCAGAATTTTCTACTCAAAAGAACGAAAACAACTCAACTCCTTTTGAAGTACAGTACAACGAAACTCCCACAGACAATGAAATTAGTATTATCAAGCAACAGCTTCAGCAATGGGTCAAGCTTAACAAGTTAGATCAGCGCATGTTCCGTATTTTCCGTAACACATTAAAATACGGAGATCAAGTGTTTGTACGAGATCCAGAAACATTTGAAATGTACTGGGTAGACATGACCAAAGTAGCTAGAGTTATTGTCAACGAAAGTGAAGGCAAAAGACCCGAGCAGTATGTAATTCGTGACATTAATCCAAACTTTCAGAATCTTTCAATAGCAGTTAAAACCACCACAGACTTTCAGAGTAATCCACCGTCAACTGGTTATACAGCACCCTACAATTACTCAGCACCTAACGCTGGTGCCGGCGGCTCTGGCGGCAATAGATTTAGTGCCGCAATGAATGAAACAGTTATTGATGCAAAACACGTGGTACACCTGAGTTTAAGCGAAGGCCTGGATTTTTATTGGCCGTTTGGCATGAGCGTACTGGAAACAATTTTCCGTGTTTTTAAACAAAAAGAACTGTTGGAAGATGCGGTTCTTATCTATCGTGTGGCCCGTGCTCCTGAACGTAGAGTGTTTAAAATTGACGTGGGTAACATGCCAAGTCACATGGCCATGGCCTTTGTTGAACGAGTTAAAAACGAAATTCACCAACGTAGAATTCCCAGTCATACTGGCGGCGGCCAAAATGTCATGGATTCAAGCTATAACCCACTGAGTATCAACGAAGATTACTTCTTCCCACAAACAGCAGACGGTCGTGGTTCAAGTGTAGATACCCTGCCCGGTGGTTCAAATCTTGGCGAAATCGACGATTTAAAGTATTTTAATAACAA